CTTCTTTGATTGACTGTCATATCACCATTGATGACTTTATTCTTGCCTGATGCAAAATTGCCTTGATAGGACAGTCCAGTCGCGGTGGAAGAGTTGGCTACGATTGTGTCTCCGTCGCTACCAACAGCTAGCCTTGCTGGTTGTGTGGAGTAACCGAATAGGTCACCCTTTGCTGTTAACGGCGAGTTAGCCGTTGTTGGAATTCTACCTGCGCTCATTAATTGCCTCCCAATCCAAGTGCCTTTAGGTCATCTGTCGTCAGTCCAAGTGCTGCAAGTTTTGCCTGTGCAGCGGCTTTGGCTGCTTCGGCTTTATCTGCCTCGTATGGTTGTGCAATATGCGCAAAAATAGCAGCCTCTAGTTGTGCAAGTGTAATTTTGTCGCTTACTGGCGTAATCGTATGTTCATCCTTCAACGTTGACATACTTAAACCTGTCAACCCTAATTCAACATCTAATTGCGCAAGGTTGATTTTCTTGTTTGTCTTTACCATTAGCAAATCACCTGCATTCTTGGATAGACTGGGTTGTAGTCACCGATTAGTTGAGTTGTTCCTGCGTTTACTTTCCATTCCCAATCAAAGTTATAAGAAGTACCAGCCGTTAAACCAGTAATAACAAAAATACGTGTTGGGAAAACCACTGTTCCTTCGTAGGAACTGTTGTAAGCCTGAAAACCGAAGGTCGTGCCTGAACCACAATTGACGCGCCAATCAACGGTAGAAACCCCAGAGTTTGATAATTGACCGCTGCACATAGCAATTGCGGTTGTACCTGTCGGAGTTGCGGTAATTCTTAGATTAGTTGAGTCAATCGCTACGTAACTCGTAGATGTTGTAGATTTATTAGCACCTTGAGAAAGTGTTTTGCCGTATGCATTTGCACCTACTGCAACCGCAGCCCATTTTAATCCTGTAGCCGTACTTGAGTCTGCCGTGAGGACTGTGTTATTTGCACCCACGCCAATTCGGGCAGGTGTGTCGTTGGCAGTAGCCGTAATCAGGTCTGCCTTTGCATCTAGCAAGGTGGGTTGAATACCACCTTCAATAAAAGGTATACGTGCTACAGCCATATTATGATAACTCGCTTCCGAATGCTGAGAATCCAAAGGTGCTTGCAGATGAGTAAACTGTAATCACATCTGTTGCACCAAGGGTCAAGCCAAGGGTTAATGTATCTGAGGCGTTACCAGGCAGTGATACGTCATAGGCTAGGTACTGCGCTGCTGCCAGTGCTGCTCCTGCCACACGTACTGCGATGCGGTATGTGCCTGCAGTTGCTGTTTGGTTTGCCACTGTAATCGTAGATACGATTGTCTGGGTTGATGGAGGTACTGTGTAGAGTGTTGTTGCGGTTGTCGCTGATGGGTTTGATTGCCCAAGGACCTTATATGTTGTTGGCATTGATATTTCTCCTTAGTTACATTCCACCGAGCAAGAGCGCAGTTGGTGTTGGGTCGGTTGTTATTGCTGCAAAACTTGCAGTAGTTCCATCTGTTGTTAAGAACTTACCAGCGTTACCAGTCTGTGATGGCAAGGCATCTATAGGAGCCCAGTTAATACCAGTTGCTGCTGCTGAGTTTACTGTCAAGGCGTAGCCGTTAGTTGCTGCAACTGTTAGTGGACTAAAGGTATCTATACCTGTACCAACCAGTAAGTCACCCTTAGCGTCAAAGGCTCCACTAAGAACTGCTGCTGCAGATGCAGCACTTGCTGCTGCTGAGGTAGCACTTGTAGCAGCGGCAGTTGCAGATGCCGAAGCACTCGTTGCACTTGTCGCTGCTGCCGTAGCAGATGCACTGGCAGAGGTTGCTGATGTGGCTGCAGCCGTTGCGCTGGCTGCTGCTGCACTTGTTGATGCTGCAGCCGATGCTGCCGAAGTTGCTGCACTAGCAGCACTGGTTGCTGCAGCAGTTGCTGAGTTAGATGCAGTAGTTGCAAAGCCTGAGATTGTGGCTACAGAGTTAGCAGCAGTTGTTGCACTTGCTGCTGCGCTAGTTGCGCTAGTTGCCGCTGCTGTAGCAGAGGCTGCTGAGGCTGTAGCAGATGAGGCAGATGCTATTGCGCTGTTAGATGCACTTGTTGCAGAAGTTGCAGCAGATGTAGCACTGGTGGCAGCACTGGCAGCAGACGTTGCTGCTGCAGTTGCAGAACCTAAGATGCTATCTACGTAATCCTTAGGAGTAGCAGATGTTGCAGACATACCTGCTGAGGACAGACCAGTAATAACTGGTGAGCCTGAGATAGTTGGGCTAGTTAAAGTCTTGTTAGTCAGAGTCTGGACTGCAGTAGCAACTACTATCGTACCTGTTGTGTTAGGCATTGTAAGTGTGTTGTCCTGCGTAGGGTCAACCACTGTCAGGGTAGTCTCGTGAGCGTCAGCGGTAGCACCTTCAAAGACAATGCTTGCATCTACGCCTGCACCAGAGATACTTGGGTTAGTAATGACTGGGGAAGTAAGGGTCTTATTGGTTAGGGTCTGGGTATCTGTAGTACCTACCACAGCCCCTGTAGCCCCGTGTACGCCTGTTGTAGACTCAATGTGGACATTCGACTCACGGTAGTCGCGACCGATAGCCATATGGCGTGTGACTGCTCCAGCCGAGTGGGCTTGGGCAGACGAGCCATCAATGGCACGGGTAATAGTAAAGGTGTTGGTAGATACCGCCGTGGCATCTACAATTTCTTCGAGGGCTGTATCTGGGTCAATGACCAGAGTAAAGGTTGTGCCACCTGAGATGGTTGCCCCACCTAGAAGTGCTGGACCTGACTGGACAACAATCGTTGTTGCACCAGCAGTAACCGCACTTGTCAGCGTAGATTGCTGAGAGCGTGAGGAGTAATTTCTAGTTGTCATTTATATTCCTATCGAGTATAATGAATTCGTGGCGGGTATTGACCTTGTATTGCTGACACTTCTTCGCTTAGACGCTGTGTGTACAGAGCGAGTAGTTGTCTTGTTGCTGTTGCGCTTGCACCGAAAGGGCGCTTGCCATCTGTTTCGTCCGCCTGCGGGCTAGTTTGACCTGCACGTGCTGGGTCAAGGTAAGCCAATAATCTGTATGATGCTCCAAGAATTACGATGTCTCTTGCTGCCTCAGAGTAGCCAGTTGTTGTAGTAAATACATCTGTGGTGTTTTCCATAGGTGTAGGTGGCGTAGCATACATCACCTTTACTGTGCGTCCTGGTGTAATGAAGTCGTATATGCTTACAGTCTGGGAGTTTGCACCCCAAGTTGTTACATCTGCAAATGGGTCAAAGTTCCAACGACGGATGCGAATCCACTCTTTAGAAGGACCTGTATCTTGCCAAGCCATAGTAAGAATGTTTTCGATTCCTAGGTCTTCAAACTCGTATGTGTTTACTGCTGCATCGAAAGGAAATGTTGTTTGCTTGACAGCCAATAGGCTAGCACCCATTGCTCGGATAGTGTCATTGATTGCTTTTCTAATTACATAGCGTGGGAAGATAGGTGAGATAGTAACCTTAACATCAGCGGCGTGTGTAGCAGCCCCTGTACCTAGGTAGCCACGTCCATATGGTGAGACGGTTGCAGTATTACCAACGCGGTCAAATGAATCAATCCACATTAACTCTTCGTCAATTTCGACGATACCCTTACCTACGTTACTTGTGTCTCCAAGAGATAGAATTGTAGGAGATGTAGATGGGGATGTCAGTGTGGTCACAGCAGTTCTTAGAAAGGTAGAACGGTCCTGCTGGTATGTATAACCTGAAAGGTTAATGAGAACTTCATCAATCATTTGTCCTAGTGTTGTCATTAGATAGTCCTCAATGCCACTACAGCAGATAGTCCAGTAGTTCCTGCAAGTTCATTACAGATTGCGTTAAGCATCTTGTAGTTGTTTGGCTGACGGTTTGTGTCGGCTTTAATATTTAGAGCAGCAATAATTCCAAGTCCTGTGGTTGAGGCGTAAGCGTTTGCTGCACCCTGCTCTGACTTGTATGCTGTGGGTGCTGGATATGTGCCACCATTGGCTAGACGATTGAGTTCGTCAGCAAATGTACTACCTGCTGTACCTGCCATTATCTAAACCTCGCTGCCTTTTTTGCTATTGATTTTGGTTGCTTTACAAACTGCTTACCCTTTTTGTTACCAGCGGCTTTAGCCTTATTGGTAGCAGCCTTTTCTGCTGGGCTTAATGCAGCCCATGCCTTCTCAGGCAAATATCTTTTTTTACCTTTAGATGGCTTACCATCTGAGGTCTTCCACTTTTGTGCGCCCCAGTTCTTTAGGGACTGTTGTGATTTAGCAAGAGCCATTACTTATAGCCCCCGCCTGCTTTCTTGTAGCGCACAGCAAGCAGTTGTGCCTTACGCGCTGACCATTCACCAGGGTCTCCCCCTGCAGAGCCAGCCTTAATTCTCTTAAACAATGCAGCACGCATGGCAGGCTTAGTGTAGTTACCAGCAGCGTTGACTGTTGACTTTGCTTTTTTCTTTGCTACCATTTCACCTTATCCGCCCAGTAAGCCGCAGACATTTTGCCCTTGGCAATGTTCTTTGCATGACGTGCCTTAAATGATGCTTGACGTGCTGTAGGCTTTCTATCGCCAGTCACACCCTGTTGACCAAAGCGAATAGTCTTGACCGTGCTACCTTCTTTAGCCACAACTACGTGACTCTTCTTGGGGTGGTTTGGTGTACGCTTAGGCTTGTTAAAGCCCGATACTCCTGCTCGCTTTAGTCTTGGGTCTGTCATCTTAGTCCTTTTTTGTTTTCTTTTTTGTTAACTTTGCTGCGTTCTGTCTGCGTGCGCTGTCTGCAGTTGATGCTCTGACTGGGGTTGGGTACGTCATTGTACCGTATTCCTTCTGAAAAATCTTAAGCATTGCTGCATCCTGCGGTGTCATTCTAGCCATTACTTCTTCTTTGCAATCTTCTTGGCAACCTTCTTAGCAGTCTTCTTCATTGCGCCCATTGGACCCATGCCGAAACCCTTTTCGCCCTTTTTCTTTCCACATCCACATTTAACACACATTAGTATTTTTTACCCATCTTCTTCATAACCATCTTCTTGGCAGTAGTCTTCTTGACCGCCTTCTTGGCTACCTTTTTGGTCTTCTTCATATCTGAATTCTTCATCATGCTGCCGTCAGGCATCTTATGCATACCCATCATTATATTTGCCCTATCTCTTTCATTACTGCTACGGTTGATTTGTTAACGTGCTTTGCATCAGGCATTGTGTTCGAGTTGTATGGCTTACCTAATGCTTCGGAAGCAGTCTCTGCTTCACGAATCTTCTCCATAGTTGTGCCTCCAGGTTGCATACCTTGAGCACGTGCATCCTTGTATGCTGTGAGTTCTGCCTCAAAGCGTTTACGTGGTGCTTTTCTCTGACTGTTAGCGTCACCAGTGTTCATCTCAAGTGTTAAGACTTTGCAGCCAAAACACCCTTCGACAAACTCTGGATGCGTCTGTATTGTATGTAGACTCATATCTGTGTAAAGTTCTCTTCCGTCACCCCAACGCCACCAGCAATCAAGGCTGCCTTTGTTGTATCGTTTACTGTGTACTTACTGCCACCTAGGTATACTTCTTGGAATGTTGCTAAGTCAGAGTCTAGTGGGTAGCGTATTTGCTTGTATGCTCCACTGACTTTAATGACACTGATTCCGCGAGGTAACTTGTAAAATGTAAAGAGTCGCTGAACTCCTTCAAATCCTTCATCGACAGTTGGTGTCTCGAAGATGTAATCTGTCATGACTCCTCCTTTAGTGGACTCACCACCAGACAGGGTTGCCCCTGTCCAGCAGTCAATTAACTACTAGAGAGCAGCGATTGATGAACCTGATGTGATGCGGTATAGTGCCTCATCACGGTATACTGCGAAGCCAAGTACGCCGTACCAACCCATTGGGCGGAAACGCATCAACTTATCAGTAACGTTACCGATAACTACATGTGGCTCTTCTGCTACGGCTTCTGCCATTGCCTGTGAACCGCACATGATTGTGTCAAAGACACGTGTTACTGGTGTAACTGTAACAACTGTTGATACTGTAACTGCAGCAGTGTTTGCTGTGTCTACAGTGATTGTTGTTGTTGAACCATTTGTTGCAAGTGCTGCAATCTTGGCACCTGAAGCGATACCTGTTCCTGCAACCTTGTCGCCAACCTCGGCACGTGCTGCAATAACAGATGATGAAGCAACGCCGAATGTGAATCCTGCTGATGTTCCTGCAACTGTTGCTGCTGTTGTTGCCAATGCTGTCTGGTCTGCACCAGTCTTAGCATTGAACAAACGTGATGACTCTACGAAGAATGCGCCTTCGTACTCACCAATTTCTCCAGCCCAAATCTTGCTTGAGTTTTCAGCAGACTGTGACTGTGGGTAGCGCCATCCAAGGTCGCCTGTCTCTGCACGAAGGTCGTGTGAAACTTCTGGGTGAATACCTACCCAGTATGCATTTCCGCGACGGCCCTTGGCCTTGTTGGAACGCAACTTAGCAACTGCCTTGCGGAGGTCTGCTGAGTCTAGTGTATCTGCTGCATCTACGTTAGCAGTTGCTGTTGCATTGCCTGCGAAGATGTTGTTTGTACCTGAGCGTAGAGTAGTCATTGCAACCTGGTCGATTGAATCTGCAAGGTTGTATGCAATGATGTTAGCAATTGCTGGGTCTACGTCTGCAAGTGAGAAGAGTTCCAATGCGCGAGTTACTAGAACTGCGTTACCGTACTCATTGAGTGTTACTGTTACAGAAGAAGGTGTTGACAATGCTACTGCATCTGGGTCAACTGTCTCTGTTAGTGTTGATGTCTTTGCATCTAGGTCAACGTACTTCTGTAGAACTACAGTTGAACCTGGGATTGCTTGCTTTGCTGGGCGCTTATCTGCGACAGAACGAATTAGTGGTTCTGAGCGGAGAGCGAACTCGAGAAGGCGGTCATATGCCTTCTGTACGAGACCAGCACCACCAACTGTGCCACCAAACGAGGCGGCCGATGTGTCTGTGAATGCCATTTTTTTTAGTCTCCTTGACTATGAACGGATATTATTGTTGTGACTGCATCAAAGTAATTAGTTCTTCCATTGAACTTGCATTGTCCATGCGTTGTTCTAAGTCCTGTGCGCGGTCTGGAGTGTAAGCACCTTGAGTCATTACATCTTGCTGACGTAATGTAGCGAGGTTCTGACTATCAGGCTTCTGTGAAACCTCAATGCCAAACAAGTCAGCGTTCTCGTCAAGCCAGTTTGACACTGCCTCTTCTGAGAAATCGCCATCTAAGTCCTTGAGGACTAGACGTGCTGCCTTCTGATTTACACCCTTTTGTTCTAGGATTGTTTTAACGACTGACTCACGCTGCGCCTTGGAGAATCCCTCAAGTTGCTCAGTGAGTTCCTTGATACGCTTTTCATCTGCACGCTTGGCTTTGCGTAACTTTTTAAGTAAGTCACTGCCGTCCAGTTGCGTGTCGGTGTCGGTATCTTGGTCTTCGTCTTCTTCGTCCCAGTAGTTGTTGCTCATAGCAACCCACCCTTCTATTCGTTGTAGTTCGCAGGCCACAGTTCAGTTCGGGGAAACTGGCTGGCTCCTACTATCGGTCTATTACGCTGACGGGGCCGATAGGTCCGTTCAGGATTCTAGTATTGCCCTACGCTTGATGTCGTAAGGCTTGTTTTGTTCGTACCACTTGCACCACTAAAGGATGCAATTTCACGCGCTGTCAATGCTTGACGCTTGCGCTGTGCTGATGCTAGGCTGTTGAATACTTCTTGCTCTGCTTCGTCTTGACGGTAATCATCTAGCGTAGTACCGTAGATATCAGATAGTTTCTCAGCGGTTGGCAGGATGTCTGCAATGGTTGAGTAACCCTTACGTGCTTCTGCCTCTGTAACGCCCTGTGCTGCTAGTTGTTCAGCAACCGATACGCCAGCCTTGAGTCCTTGACGACCTGCTGCTACACCAATCTCTGATGCTGCAATCTGGCGTTCAATCTTCTGGAACTGCTGCTCTGGGTCAAGTACGTAGGCAACCATATCAGTTGCACCAATACCGTAGAACTGCTTGAGTTGGCTAACAAGTGCAGGGTCTGCGTTTTGTACACGCTGTACTGCAGTTACCACACGGTTAGAAAGTTCTGTTGGCGACATATCATTAGCAATAAACTGCTTTACGTATGCATCATTGTCAAACTGCTTCAAGCCGTAGGCACGTAATACCTGACGGTAAGAGTCCTCAATATTGACATACTCCGCAGGAGTTAGTGCTGATAGACCCTTTTTAATGCGGTCAGCATTTGCTGCAAAGCGTTGCTGATACTCTGGTGTCTCCTGTAACTGTAAAGTAATTGTTGCTTCTGTTGCACCAGAAACAGCCAATTCTTTAATCTTATTGGCAAGCGATGTTAAGCCATACTTGCTAAAGCGGTCTGCCATAGACGAGTAAATACTTATACGTTCGTTGTATTTAGCAGCATCTGCTGCTGCTTTATCTGCTACAGTATTTCCTGAAAGTTGTCTTGTTAATGCAGCAATCTGGTCCTGTAAGGATTTAATAGAAGCGTTAGTTCCTGAGTTAGCCGCTGCTAGAGCCGCTGCTGCTTGTGCTGCTGCTAATGTTGCTGCCTCTTGAGCAGCCTTGGCTGCTGCTGCCTGGGCTGCAGTTGTTGCTGCCGCTGCTGCTGCATCTGCGGCTGCCTTGTCGGCTGCAGCCTTATCTGCTGCTGCTTTTGCAGCCGCTGCTGCATCTGCCGCTGACGTATCTACTGGTGTCGTATCTGCTGCAACTGATGGAGTACTCGTTGGAATAGATACTGGTAGACCTAAATAGGTTTTTTCTGCATTAGTTAATGCTTGACCTGAGGTTAGTTTTCTAACAGCGGCTTGTCCTTGAGCAGGAGTTAACGTAGGGTTGTTGGGTACAGCCTCTCCACCATCAAGCATCATTGCATTTGGATTGTATCTCATTACATCAACCCCAAATCTTTCATAACTGTGTACTGTAAAGAATCAATTGAGTCTCTAGCATTGTTTGTGAACTGCCAACGTACATCTGAACGTAAGTCTGATTCAAACTGCCATAGTGGCTTATTTGTTGGCTTGCCGTCTGGGCCAATGTACTGCAATGCCTTACGAAGTGTTGGGTCGTTGTAACCAATTGAGTCAGCATCAATTTCAAGGATTGTAGCCATCGAAGACTTATAGGCAGATGACAGTGAATCCAAAGTCACACCTTTTTGAATTTGGTCTGCGAATGCTGGATAAGCACTAGCAGCCTCATCTTGAATAGCCTTCTCAACTTCTGAGTCGGTAATGCGCCCTGCAAATAGGTCACGACCCCACTGGTTAAACTTATCATCAGTGTAGGATATACCGTATGAACGGGCATATCGCTTGAGTTCTTCTGTTTGGGTTAGGATTGTGCCACCAAATTTTGCACCAAAGTTTGATGACTGTGCAATTGAAGAATCTAGTTGAGCATCGTTAAGATTGCCATCATAGGCTTTCTTAAGCAATCCATCAAGTTCTGCATCGTCAATCTTTACACCTAGTAAACCTAGTCGTCTCTTCTGGGTGGCAACGTATGCCGCCACTTCTTGAGCGTAAACCTCTGGTTGATTCTTGCTTAAATCAAAACGGCTTGCTGCTGTTCTGCCTAATTTCATAAAGTAATTAGATTGGAAGTAAGCGTTTAGTGCTTCTGTTTCATTGCCTGCAAACCATAGGTCATAGACGCGCTTTAGTCCGCGCTCGCCAGGACCATAAACTGGGTCGTCAGTTAGTGCCTTCGTTAAAACAAAGCCAATCTTGCTGCTAAACCCAGATATGTCTTTTACGGTTTTTTCGCCACCTGGACGACCTTTAGGGTATTTAGCGTCAAACGCTTCTTTTAATCTGAATCTGTTAGCAGGGTCTGCTGCGTTTAAGTCGGCAAGGTCTGCATCGTATTCAATCTGTTGAGGAGTGTCAGCCATTAGCGACCACCTCGCATTTGTCCTGCGTTCTGAATAAAGTCAAAGAACGATGCTTGCTTCTGCTGCTCATACTTAAGTGGCTCTGCTTCCTTTGCAACGCGCTCGACAATTGCTCCAACACGCTCTTCGCTATAACCAGGAGTCTGGGTGACTGTAGTCTTACCAGCCTTGTCCATCTTGCTAGTGGTTGTTGCGCCAGCATCAATCATCTTCTGGACTTCGTCCATAATCTTTTGGCGACCAACTTCATTGATATTCTTGCTGCCAATTGAGGATAACAAGAACTTGTCTACATCTTTGGCAACAAGTGCTGGAGACTGTTTAGCAACGTACTGGGTTACGCCGTTAGACTTAGGACCCGCTGCAGAGTCATCTGATGATGGAATATAATCATCCTTGAACAACTGAATCAACTTGGTTAGGCTACCACCAGCGTTCTCTACATACGTAGGAAAGTTATTTTGTAGGTACTTCTTAGCGTTACCGACTGTTGAGATGTCAGTTTTAGATGCACCAAACTTATCCAAGTATGGAATAATCTGCTTCATCTGTGCTTTAGTTAGGCTAGATACAAAGTTGACTGTCTCAACAGCATTTAGTGCGTTGACATTTAAGTTTAACTTTGTATTCTTTGCAGCCTCATAGATAGATGTAGCCAAGCCAGGGGCAACGTTTGGAGCAAGGACTGTGCCAACACCTGTTGGAGCAGTAGTCTGTGGCGCAGTGCCACCTCTACCAATAACTGGGTTATCCATTATTTACTCCTCTTTGGTGGTGTATAATCAAAGATAACACTAAAGTCATCTCCGTCAAAATATCTATCGTAGAACTGACCAAACTTAATATCCTTACTGCGCAACTCCCACACCTTTGATGTGACTGCATTACGTAAGTCAATTGCTGATTTGGTGCCGTACCCGACATCTCTACGCTTTAGTTCATCGTAGATTTCATAGCGAAAGTTCATGTACTCTGCAATAGCAGACCATTTAGGTTGCTGTGATAGGTCTTTCCACATGCCTGGTGTATTGGCAGCAATAGTAACAGCCTTGATTACGCTAGCCATCTTACCGCTGTTGCCTCCGCCAGAACTGTCCATCTTCTCTGCATACCACATTGGGTTATCAATCTTTGATTGCTCAATGAATGAGTCCTTGTACTGCTGTAGAACAGTGTCACCATAGCCACGTGCTGGGTCTAGGTTGTAAGGTGGCTTCTTCATCTCTGCTGAAACTACCTGAATTAACTTAAACCAATCAGACCAACCCTTGTTAACGACTCCTGAACGCATGTTCTCAAGTGAGGCTTCGCTCTCCTTGAACTTACGGTCTAGGCCAGGAATGTTCTTTGTACGCAGGTAGGCATCTGCAGAACTAGAGAATGCATAGTTCTCATCATTAAATACTGCGCCCAACGCTGTTAGGTCACTGATGTTAACAATCATTTCTCTTGTTGCAAAATCATTGCGCTTTAGCAACTCAACTGCTGTAGCATCTGGGCGAATGCCAGATACAGAATTGGTTAACTTATTAGCAAGCATGAAGTAATCAGGATTATCTTTGAAGAAGTTCTCTGAACCATTTATTGGGTCAGCCTTAATCGCTTCATTGTATCTATCTTGATAGAAAGATATTGCTGTACGCATCTTTGGCTGCTGTGGTAGAGTCACAGAGGATACAAACTTAATAACTGATAGACTGCGTGCATCTCTTTCAGCATTGATGCTAATCTGGTTTAGTTCAGAAGGTCCAGGATTGCGGTTGTTATCTTCAATAAAGTCAAAGAGATACTGCTTTGCAATCATATCTTTGTCTCTGTTTAATTGCTCACCCTTGCCAACAAAGGCTAGGTAGAGTTCTCCAGCCTTTCTCCATGTATTTGGAGTATAGGCAGACATGTTGTTTGTAGATGTACCAAAAGGAAGTAAGAACTCACCTAGTTTGGTCTCAGCAAAGTCTATGTTCTTGGAAGACATATTAGCAATCGTTGTTGCTAGTGGGCCTGCAGACAGTAGCGAACCTGATGTTGGGTTGATTGGATTGAACCAGTCAACTCCGTATCGAGCCTTTAATCCTGTGTATGGCATTGTGTACTCAATATAGCGATTGCCATATGAATCTTCCTGTACATTGCCAATGTATTCTGGAATCTGTGCTGCATATGCAAGACGGATAGGAAACTCTGGGTTATCCATTGCGATACGTCCGTATGCACGGAACTGTTCTACAACCGCAGGGAAGAAGGCTATAACATAGTTCATTACACCAGCAAAGTTCATATCCTTCGAGAAGGCGTTAATCTTGCTGCGGAACTCGCCAATTGCATAGGAACGAGCAATCTTTTCGTACTGTACTCTCTTGGCTGCGCCAGGAACTATACCACGTTCGTTGGCGTTCATTACTAGAGTCTCTAACTTCTCATAGTACTTGGCAGCGAAGTAATGGTTGTAGTTAAGTTTAGATGTAGGTGTAGTAGCAAGCCACTGAACAACATCCTTTTGTAGGTTAACTAGACCACGTGCAAGGTTACTGCTACCTAATCCTGCTGTAGTAACGTCACCAGATACTGGTGGACGCTCATCTACCTTAGGATACAACTTAACAAGTTCAGCAGCAGTTAGTTTGTCGCTAAGAACAAGTTTTCTGATATCCTGGTTAGCCGCAAGGCTTTCCACAACGTAGTTAACTCGCTCATAAATATATTCAGCATCATCAAGGCGTAGGCGACGTGGTGCCTTTCCTGCTTCAACAACAGTCAGACCAAAGCGGTCGATATATGAACGCTGTTCATTCTCGCGTAGCCAGTTCATTAACTCTGGCTTACCCATATTGCCTTCCATAATCTTGATGGCAAGTGGGTCGTAACGGAGATGGTTATTGAGCATCTCAGTCCACGCTGCTAAGTGTGCTGCTTCATCCTCTGTTGCCTGAATGACTCGGTTGCCGTAACTTCCACGACGTACTGATTCCATTTCAAGTTCACGAACAGATGCTAGCGCACCACGAATCTCTTCTTTGCCGTTTAACTTCTGACGGCTAATCTCGCCTAGTTTACCAGATGCAGGGGCTGGGAACTCCCAACCAGATACAGTAACCTTGTCTCTTTTTATTACCTTGGTTGGTATATTCTCAACAATGGCTACCTCTTGACGACGTAGTTCCTTTGTTGTAGCAGCAATCTTATCGCGGTATTCAACCAAACGAGCAAGTGCTGGTGTCAGTTCTACTGGCGCAGCACCCTTCTTAGGCTTCTTGTAGAAACCTTCTTGCTCTAGTTTGCCCTCAATCTTCTTTAATGTTTTATCATTCTCATCGATTGACTCACGAATGTTTCTCAGGTTGCGCTTAGGGCTGATTGAATCCTTGTCCCAAGTAGCAATCTTCTTGACAGTGTTAAGACCATTAGATACAGCATCTAGTGTGCTTGTACCTAATTGTGAGTACATCGAGAACATAGACGCATCTGCCCATGCACGGAAGTTAGCATCACGAAGAATGTTGGCTGCAAATCCACCACGGGCAAGTGTTGCACCACGCCAGATTGCCTGTAGTTCATCTATCGCTGTCTTGGCGTAGTATCCTGTCGACCTAGCACCCTTGATAATGGCTGGGACATCTGCATTAAACTCTTTGAAAGCCTTATCGATTACTGGAATATCTGGTAGATATCCACCGTTAGCAAGTTGAGTAATCAACTGTGGGTCTGAGATAGCAGTGCCATCTTTGCCAACCATGTACGCACGGTTCTGCTGTACTGCAGCAACTGCTTCTTTTTTGGTTAAACGATGGTTCTTGATATAGCGAGCAACCGCTTCATCTGCAATAACCTCGTTATGACCATTGTTAATGGCAGCATTACGGATTACAGTCTGTGCATAGTTCTCAATAATAGAGTTCTTTGCACCCTCATCTGCAGCGTTAATGAAGTTATTGAAGATATCAAGTGCTTCTTTTTCATCAATAACCTTGTAGAATACTGCATCACGTAGGCTAGTACGGATACGAGTGGCTGCTTGTACGCCCTCGTTAAAATTGATTGTAGCATGTGGAGCATCATCGATAAGTCGGCTTACTACCTGAATAGGTACCGAGAACATGTTGTTCTTGTAGACAGAGGTAATCAAGTTACCAAATCCTGTCTCTTGACGAATGCCATTTACAAGTTCAGATGCAGCAAGGCTGCTTTCTTTCCACTTGAGTGGGTTCTTGCCTAACTTCTGTCCAGACATCTTAACTGCTGTAGCACGTACAGCCTTGTCAGAGCGTAGACGCTCAATCCATGCAAACTGTGATACGGTTCTATCTGTTTGCAACCAACTGTCAAGGCTAATTGCCTTTTCTACATAGTCCTTCTTACCACGGAGTACTTCAAGTTCTGCCTTAATTAACTCGGCACCATCTTGGTACTTCTTACCAACCATCATTAGGTTGTTATCGTGACGGAACCACATCATGCCATCTTCTGACAGTGCTGAGATACCAGACTCGTAGCGATTTAACTCTGCATAAGTGTCTGCGTACTTAGGATTACTTTCAAGTTCATCGATGGCACTTGTATCTCCACGACCAATGCGCAGGATAAGTCCAATTTCCTCACTTGACTTGCCAGCAAGAACAGATGCGGCGACATCGCCCATATCATTGTTCTTTAAGGTTGGGTGATTACGAATAGTAGCAGCATCATTGTTTTTCATAAAGTCAAACAATGGTGTGTAGATTGTAGTTTCGCCAGCAGCAGTCTTCTTGATGACATCAATGTCAATATCAATTTTATCTGCTAGTTCAAGAGAACGAAGACCAGTAGCGCGACCCAGTGCATCAGCAACTAGACCCTGACTCTTTGGTACAACGCCGCCTCTAATCACACTTGTTGCTGTCTTACCACCGACGCTTAGACCTTTTAGTCCTGGGTCGAGTCCGACTTCAAAACCAAAGTTAAGTAGACCAGATGTTATTGCACCGATACCCATGTTGGTATCTCCAAGAGACTTAAATCCCTTGATACGTGCAAGTTGGCGTGTTGTATCTCTACCAAAGTTATAGTGTTCTTGTCCAACCACAGATTCAGCGTAGATTGCTTCTTCTTTTAGTTTATTTCCAAAAGTTCCGCTCTTGGCAATAGCGCGTTGACGTGCTCCTGCTGTTGCGCCACCAATAACACCGCCTGCAATTGCTCCAGGAATAGCACCTACTCCAGCAAATGGAGCACCTAGCCCAGCGCCAGCAATTGCACCTGCGCCTACACCTGCAATTATATTTAAGCCAGCAATTAAACCCTTAGATGCTTCGTCTTCTATTACTGTTCGTACAAAAGAGTAGTTAGAACGTACATTTTTTACACCAGTCATTAGTGCTTTTGTAAGTCCACCCTCAGTTGCTTTGTCAATTGCAGGTATAATTGCAAGTGGAGTGTACTTCATTGCAAATCCTGCTACTTTTTCAGCACCAGATATTGCAGTTATGCGCAATCTTTCAGCATCTTCATTTGTAATTTTGCGTGTTGGAGCAAAGCGTGTTTGCACAACAGCATTTCCGTTTCTTGCTGGAACTGCTTTTGCTGTATCTAGGCTTACGCCGAAAGGAACGCGACCGTTAGTTGCAGGTACGTTGCCATTCTTGACATTGTTTCCGATGTCTTTCTGAACATTACCAATGTATTCCCATAAACTCATAGAATGGTCCTAAGGTAATTTACATAATCCTTAGTACCCTGTGAAGTGTCTACCTGCTCGGCCCATAATTCAATGATTGGAAAGTACTCACGCACTAATTCAATATCAGGGTCGTTGACAACTTCTTGCTCTTGTGGCATCATAAGTGTCTCTGGGCCTGGGGTGTTGCCAATTGCAGCACCTGTTGTAATGTCTTCGTCAGGAAAATCTGATGGCGCAGTTAAAGAACGCACTTCTGCCATGGGCATAGTAGATGCAACTCTTGGCGCTGCAGTCTTTGGTGCAGGTCCAGCCAATGGTGCTGCATCTTGCTGTGCCATAGTTGCGACTCCTGTTGAGCCTAGGCTTTTCATGCCAGGAATATACTTAGGTGCCTGTGTGCCGTTGCCGCTCTGACCATTGCCACCAAGTGGGTTGATGTTAGCAGGATTATTCTGCGGCGCGTTTGGGCGCATTCCTCCACTGACCATCGTTCCTCCTACTTAGTTTCTTGTTCAAGAATATGAAACGGCGGAGCCGTCTCGTTATTGTTAATTGCTGCAATTCGCATTGCATCTAATGTACTTGCACCAGCATGTAGTGCGCCTACTGCGTAGTCACCGCCTGAACCAACGCCATAATAACCTGTGCTATTCATACTGACTGCAAAGTCAGAATCAATTTCAAAAATAGTTCCATTAACTGCTATCAAAAGACTTAATTCAAACTTGCCACTTGAGTCATCTGATGACTTGTTAAGTTCTACACCAGCAGTAGTAAGTGTTAACTTTAGCATTGGCATAACTTTGTTAATCATGAACTCGTAAAGATTTTCTTTTGCTTTGATTGTAAGTGCTGGAGGTGTCCATCCATGTAGCACAATCTGCAAAGCACGATAGTCACCAGCGCCTGCGATAACGTAGTTTCCACGCTGTACGGCTTTTACCATATCAGGGTGAGTGTATACTTTACCGCCTGCTGCTATTCTACTATCGCTGACAATAACGCAGCCATGCTCTAATTGCACGCCAACTATTGTTGTCATTGTCCCCTGCTCTCTTATCTACGCGTTACTGTTCTTACCGATGCTGTTGGTGTTCCTCCGCCAGATAGGCCAGAGAGTAAACTTTGAATACTTGGTGGTGCTGGTGGTGCTCCTTCTGGCATTCCTTCTGGCGCAGGTGCGCCTTCTGGAGAGCCTCCTACTGGAGAACCAGGGGGAACAGGGGACGGTTGCTCAACCGATGGGACCCCAGCAGGAGGAACTTGTTGCTCTGGAGCAAATACTGCTTCGATTGCATCTTCAAGTGCTTGTCCCTTTTGGCGTGCCTTAATAACATCGGCAATCTTTCGTACTACTGCGCTTGGGTCTCCACCGCTTGTAGCCATCTGTGGAATTGCTTGTGTGTATGCTGTAAGCGAACCGAGTAATGCGTCGCGCATCTTTTCAATTTCAATCTTTTCAAGTTCTTGTGACACGTTAACTGTGAATGGTAGTTCACGCATAGCCATATCCTTGGAGATTAGTCCACCACCAAGTGCTTGTAGCATGAAGATAAGTCCCTGTGCTGGGTTAAGACCAGCAAGCATTCCGTAACGTACATCTGCTGAGTAGTCAGACTTGATATCTTTTCTTGGTGAGTATGTAATCTCATATGGCGAACCAGAGTCTACACCACGAATTGTCTTTTCCTGTGGGAAAATCTTCTCATCAATTTCAAAACAGATGCTAATAACATCACGAAGTGCAGATGCAAAGATTGCCTGTGCAGATTTAACCTGTGTATCGAATGCACCCATAAGTGCCTGTACACCTTGACCAGTAACAACTGATGCGTTGATATTTCCAGTACGTGATTCAGGGTAACGAGCACCAACACGCAGTTCCTGGTTGAGCAAATTCTGCTCTGTAAAGGCACCTGCTGGAATGTTGAGTTCTACACGACGTACACCTGCTGGGTTGGCTGTACGAATAACAGCATCTCCACCCAGTTGCAACTCCTGTACATCCTGTGGAAGTACGATAGGGGCCTGTACTGACTTCTCTGCGGCTTCCATTGCAAGTAACGCGAAGCGGTTACGCAGCAACTGGATTCCTAGAATGTCATCGAACTGTCCACGTAGTTCATCATCAATAGATGGCTTACGTGCAACAACAACCATCATCTTGCCCATTGGATTCTTAGCATGTGAAAGCACTAAGTTATTCTTAGTAGGAATGTAGATGATTGATTGGTCTTTATCGAAGTAACGAATCATCTCTATTTGAGTATTCAAATCTTGTTTGAAGCCGTGGCCTCCTAGCAAGGAGTATTCGTACTCAGGGAATAATGAAACTAACTCCGCTAAAGATGTCATATAGCGTTTTGCAAAGGCAATGCAGCGTCCGTAGCGGTCGAATTCTGGGTAAGCACCCAAAGGGTTTTCTAGGCGGATGCGCGGCAACTTTGCTTCCTCATCCAATTCAATAAAGAATGGGAGGAAACCGTAGGTTAGATACCAGTCAGCACCTTGGTACATCTGTACAGCAAGGTCTGCGTGTGAGAAATAGTTTGAAGCGATGCGTGTGCGCTTGTCAGCAAACTGACGCGCTCTATCCGAAACAGAGTTAGCAGCAGAGCAGTTAACCGCAGGAAGCGGAGCCATAACTTCTGACAAGTCGCGTGCGACAATGTCGATAAAGTTGGCAACTACGTTTGCATCTACTCCGTCTGGAAAGAAGTCAGGATATACGGATGCAATCTGGCCTTTACGAACTGCAAGAACGTCGAGGTTGCGACCATCGCGTTCAGCGTTGCGGAAGCGAAGGTTCTCAACTCTCGCTGCAACTTGTTCCATTGATAATGCCATTGTTATCCTTATCCGTAAGTGTCAACCCATTGGTCGGCAAAAGCCTCATCAAGGTTGAGCGACATGCGTTGTTGTTTCTGGGCTCTTGTGGCCCAGCGATTTGTTTGATACTGTCCCACTGCTGAGGATTGCTGCATTAGTTCGCGTACACGAATGATAGCAAACCACAAAGCCATAACACAGTCTGTTGGGTTCTTAGTATCTGGCTTCCAAGTAATCAACTGCTGTACAAGAGACTTGAGTCCCTCAGAGCCTTCGTTGCTTGGTAGTTCGATTAACCCGTTATCTTGGTAGCGGCTGTCATGGATAGTACCAAAGAGGCTAGCCATAGACGCTACACCGAAAGAGGTGTCCCATTTATTCTTACCCGTAAAGTGTGAGTTCAATTGACAACCATAGGTTGCTAGGTAGTTACGCAGGTCTGTATCCATGGCGTAGTACTTCTGGTGTGCGTTAATTTCCACACGGAACTCTTGCGGGTGAAACTTTTCTACCCATTCACGAATCAAAGCATTTTCTTTTTGAGGTGTAGGGTCTGACATGTTTACACAGTCAAGTACGTATATCTGTCCATCGTCGCGGTTAAAAGTTACTGCTACGAAAGCAGAGCGTCCAGATACAGCAGGGTCAAAACCAATTACCGTATAGGTAGAGTTTCCACTACGGGGGTGTCCTGGTGCGCCAATCTTAAGCGGTCCGCGCTTTCGCATACCATTGACACATCCTGCAACTGCTGTTGGTGAGAAGATAGAGTCTGACTGTACATCTTCTTGCTGGTAGACCATAGCCCATACTGACGGAGCGACCTCAGCGCGACGCTTAAAGAGCGAGGGTCCATCCCACTTGGGGTATAGTCCATCTTCGAACTGTTCATCTAAATCGTTCTCCTGGATGTTGGTCTTGGGCCACAGGGTCTTCCAGTTCTGTGGGTCCTCGTCAAACTCCAGAACGGCTGGCATAGCACAATAGGTAAAGGGGGTCTTGCCGCCAGTCCATTGGTCGCCACTGCGTATCATCTTGTACAAGTCTATGGGCGCGACACGGGTTCCTACTATAAGCAGTTTTCCGTGCCGCCCCAGACGTGTGATAACTTCCTTCTGAAGCCATTCAATTTGCTTCTCCCACTCATGGGCATTTGAGTTCATCACAACGTCGTCTAGGATAATCAGGTCGGCGCGTGCGCCGTAAATCTGTGAGCCAAAGCCTAGGGCTTGCACCGTAGGGTCTTTTTCGCCAGAGTCTCGTCCCGTTCCTAAATATATCATATCAGCAGACCATTGAGTCGCATCTGCCTTGTAGCCTCCATTTGGCCCAAAGGCTGTCTGGAGTTTCATATATGCTGGGTGGCTAAGACGTGTCTTAATCGCACCTAAAAACTTACGTGCCATACCCTGGGTCTTGGACACGATAATTACTCGCGCATTAGGGTTGGTCACAATTGTATACAACGCATAGTTGGTTGTAATGGTGGTTGACTTGGCGTGCTCTGGTGGCACGTTAATCAGGACACGCTTGGGGTCTCCTGGCTCGTAGGTCATACCTGCAGGTTGCCATCTAGGTTCTCTACCTTCGATTAGGTCCAGCCAGTTTAACTGGTGGTCGAAGAGGGTTGTATCTAGGAACTGCTGTGAAAACTCAGGGTAGGGTATATCTTTGAGTTCTGCTAGGTCAGCCTTGATACCCTTACCCGCGAGGCGGGCTTTATCTGACTTATCCTTGAAATCTTCATCAACCATAACCCATTGACGGAAGGCTGTATCTTGTCTACCGACGGCCGCCATAGCAGCGGTAATGGTAGCACCCTGTTCTAGTAGGGCTAGGACTTTGGCCTGGGCCTCGTCCTTGGGTACTGATTGTACTCCTGGTTTGCGTCCCATAACATCTCCTAAAAACGCCTATTTAACGGTAGGGCTAAACGGGCATAACTCTCGCACTATAATTATAATTT